ACCTCGCAAGCCGCCGGAGCACGCCACACCGGATAAACCTGGTCAGCCCCTGGGTCTTCGTCAATGGACACGACCACGGGAAATCTTACTTCACTTTGAAACATTCTTACCTCCTATGTGTTTAGCTCGGCGCGGTTGCGTCGGCGGTGTAGTAACAGCCCCACTCATCGCGGAGCGTGCCATGCGCATAACCTGCGGTCATGTTCAACTCCGTCGCGCGCAGTGAAGCGTCGCGCTCAGGCTCCAGCCGAGGCGGCCTGCGAGAGTCGAAGGCCAGCGCATCGGGCACAAACACACCCGATATTCGGGCACAAACACACCCGATATAGCGTCGTCACTGTCATCGACACTGATATTCGCAGAGATGTACCACTTCGACGCCAGGAACATGCCAACAAAGTAGTCACGCATGGCCTGGTTCGCCGTGTCTCCGAGGAACGAATAGTACTGCGCAGGCTGTCCGAGTTCCGTCCAGATGTCATGCCAATGATACGGCTGGGTCACGATCTGAATCTGACCCCGCGCCTTGGCATTGTGCAGATAGGCGATACAGTCAGCGAACGACTGCAAGTCTGCCGCGCTACCCGCGCCAGGCCCTAGATCGATAGCCAAACTCGAGAAGTCGCCCACCAGGTCGGTATCGATCTTCGTGGCGATGGCATCGCCCAGCTCCCGCGATGCGTTGGCGACCTCATCCTCGGGGCTGGTCTCCATGTTCTGATCAGTGAGCAGCGCCTGTGCGATGACCTCACCAGGGGTCAGCGTTGCCTTTGTGCTCTTACTCATTGTGGTCGGGTTCGAGTAGTCTACCCCATCGGCCACGGACTCCGCGCTAGCCGCCGGATAGATCGGAACGGTGCGCGCCATGAAGCCGCGCCCGCTGTAGTTGTGCACCAACGGAACCATGAGGTTAAGCTCCCGCGCGGTGAACAGCGCGTCCTCATAGATCGTGTTGATATACGAGCTGATATTGCTCAGTTTCGTGATAGCCATTTTATTTTAGTCTCCTAGTCTGTTTTGAACGGCATCACACCACTACCCTCCCAGAAACCTGACCGGCGTGCCCCAAAGAGACGCGCCCGCCTCTCTTCATCTGTCTCTTGTTGAGACCCACTAGGTGGGTTGGTCGGTGTGATGCTCCCTTGTACTTTTGCCAGATACGGTTTGTCTTTCAACAGTGTGGCAACAGCCTCGTCAACACCCGCTACGGTTCCGTCCTCGTCAACCTCCAGGGCCGCGAGGTCGATCATGCGCCAGGCATCCGCCGGGTCGTTGAAGTTCGCCTTGGCAGCAGCCGCTACAACGCTCATTCTCAGCATCGTCTCGGTCGCCCGCTGTTCCGCTTCCGCCGCCCGCGATTGCGCCTCTGCCAGTTCAGCCTTGATACGCTCGGCCTCCGTCATCTGGGCCTTCTTGCGCTCATCCTCGGCTTGCTCCAGCTTGCGCAGCTTCGTGCGGTAGCTAGCTGCCTCCCGGCGGGCCTTTTTCAGTTCCGCCAATGCCGCTTCTGTGTCCAGCGCGCCCTGCTGCCCTTCCTGCTGCCCTTCCTGCTGTTCATTCTCCGAAGACGCCTGGTCTTCGGCCTGCGTGGCCTCCTGGGCCAATTTCTCTGCCATTGTTGTAACCTCCTGGGTTATCCCTATCTCATTCCTGCTAATCGTAACACCGTTGTGCCAACGCTCATTTTTGCCTGCCGCATAAGGCGTACCAGACGCCTCGCGGCCTGCCTCTTGGCGCTAGCCGAGACGCCCTTTATCCCGCCGCGTGCGCCTAGCAGCGCAGCAGCCGCCGCTCGCAACGCATTGCGATTGTAAGGCCCGCCCGGCTTGCTCCTGACAGGCAACTTACACAAGCCCTTGACTTTTGGTTTGCCCTTTGGGTTCAGATCAATCAGACACACCGAACAATACTCTGATGCATCCAACTCCTTGCCCGGTTTGCTCCATGCCCCGCTGGTGAATGTAGCCACTGTACACCTCCTCTCTATGTCATCATCCTACGCTTCCGCCTGTTTGCCTTAGCATTGCGCCAGCGCCGCCGCACATCCCTAACTGTGCGCCGCCCTAAACCCACAACACACCTGTACACCCTTGCGGGCCAGTCGCCGTTCAGGATCAGCATTATCAGAATCGCTGTCAGCAAATAATCTGTCATGTCGCCTCAATCCACCCCTCAAACCCACCTGCTACCATAGCACCAGCTAAAATCCCCCTCACCCGCATCTCTATGTCGGTCTTTGCGGCCACTACTACGGGCATAGGCATAGTCAGCACGATTGAATCATCCAATAAAACGTTGCGACGTACTATTGTCCATAATCCCCCATACGCCCGTTTCCAAAGCGCCAATTGACTGCCCTTAGTGCTACCCTCCGCCGCCATTATCTGCACAATATAGAGAGTATAGCCATTTGGCACAGTGTAGCTAGCACAGAGTGCGTTGTTCTCTCCTATCTCAATTTGAGCCAACACAGTATCATCGGCGTTGTTGCTAACCGTAATCGTGCCCTCGTTGCTGCCCGTGCTACCAGCCGTCGTAACCGTCACACACAGCACGCGCAGAAATGAGGCATCGGTCGTGACGTTCGTTGTGCCGTTCAGAACCACCGTTTCACTGATGCGATTATAGTCTTCGTCTAGGCCCGACACCAGCACCGCGTGCGCGCCCGTGCCCGCCGGATCACCATCATCAGCCGCATCGTCTGACGCTACCTGCAACCGCTCAGCAGATGTGAGATATGGTTGTAATGTGCTCAGGCCGCAAGTCGTTTCCCAGTTGGTGCTAACATCCGGATTATACCCAAAGCGCCTCACGGGTTCATGCCCTGATATATTTCCCACAGCAATATCGTACAGATAGGGCATAGAGGACGTGCGAATCTTATTGTCAACGTGCTTGACGCCATAGGCCACATTGTTTTCATCTAGAAGGTGCACATCTGACCAATGGTACACTATGCCGCCCTCCTGTAAAATCTCCGTGCCTCCGCCCCCAGCATCCCCGCTAAGCTAGCCTCCCCGACCATTTCCCCATACACCGGATCGTGTGAGGTTGCAATCAGATCGTCAAACCGAAAGGCCCCCGCCTTCCAGGCGGCCCATTTCGACGGCCCCATCATCTGGCGCTGTACTAATTCCGGCTGGGCCCTGAACCAATCCTCGCCGCTACCAACCGTGACCGGTTCCGCGTCTACGTCAAGGCACAGGTCTCGATACGTGACTGTATTCGGCACCGCCACACATCTGCCATTGTAGTGGTCATTCAACGGTTCAGTTAATGGGTGAACCGTGCCATGCTGCGCAATACATGCTAGGCACGTCCGGTTGTCCAGTGCTGATACCCACGTCCAGCTTCTCACAATATGAGCATTTGCCAAGTACGACATTCTGGACGCTTCTCGGTAGGCCCATATCTGGACTGTCCGCGTATTGCGCAAGGCCCAGTTTAGTCCTTGGCCAAACTGTTTTCGAACCGCCCCCGCTATGCGTTTCGGATTCCACCCCAGCGCTACGCCCTGGATCATGGCCTCCGCCACTTCTTTTGCTATCTCCTCACCCACCTGCTTCGCCCAACGCGCCTGAAGCGGAGAGCCGTCTCCCAGGAACGCCATCACCTGTTCTATTGCATCTGCGTGAAGCCTATTCCACTGCGCCATGATCTGCGCGTCCAGTGTCGGGATCCCAGGAAGTGCCAACCGCGTCAGCTTCTCAGAGTCACTCAGCGCCTGGGCAATGGCCTCTTGTGCCCCCAGCGTTACCTCGTTCTCGACTATTGTCCCGTAATGCTCCATTTCGGCCACGATCTGGCGCTGGAGGGCCTTCAGCCGCGCCATACGCCGCAACTGGCCCCGTGTCGGGCGCTCCATCACCAGCATTTGGTCAAGCAGTGCCTGCGTCTGTCTCTGCAACCCCTGGTAAATGCGTCCGTAGGCCCTCACCAGCCGCGTCGCCGATTGGCGTTCCCTTGCCAGCAATCCGGCCTTGAACTTGTTCGCTGCCTCAATGATTGGCGGGGCCACGATATGCCTCCTGTGGCGTCACATCCCAGCCACGCCGCCTGGCCAATCCCCTCCACCACTTGCTGAACTGGTTAGGGAATAGTATTCGTTTCTCTTGGGGCGTTCCTATGCGCGTGTTTGGTGCCGGTGCGCCCAATTTCCACAGATCGTGTAATTCCAACGTTGCCTCGCGCGGGCTGACCGACAGGTACGGGGCCAACACCCTGCGCAGCTCCCCAAAGCTCACCACTCGCGGCCTGGTCAGGTCTCCAGGTGTGATAATCTGGCTCATTGTCCTCTCTCAAACGCTCTCAGCAGCCGTGTGCCAATATCCTCTTCCCCAGCAGCCTCATTAGCCATTCGCTCCTGTTCTAGCTCCCAGTCACGATTGAGATCAGCAGCGATGGTCTCTTTGCTAACGACACCCAGCTCAAGCTCCTTGCTGGCCGCCTCGACATCCTCCAGGCGGTTCTCGGGCAACGGATTGCTCCAGTGCAGCACCCCCACATTGTCGGGGCCAAAGCCCAGCAGATCAGCCGCGCGCCGATTGATCTCGATCAGCGCTTGACCATACAGTGAGCGCTTCAGCGCCAGCCGGTCAAGGGCGTCCTTGAATAACACGCGCAGACCGAAATTCGTGATCTGCCCAATTCTGTCCTTCATACTCGCCAAATCCACCGCCGCGCTCAGCGAGAAGAACGCGCTCCGCAATAACTGAAAGTAGGCCAGGCTTGAACTCAGGTCAGACTGCATTTCCAGATTATTGATTCGCGCTTCTGGGTTTGGAACCGTCCAGAATGAGTCCACGGACGTTTCTTGTACATCCTTGGCGACCATCCCCGTGCCGATCGTTTTCGGGTGGGCATGAAGGCGGATGATCCGGTTCGTGTTGCTCGCAATGAAATTGACGGCATCATTTAGGTCGGCGTGCTCCAGGTCGCTCAGGCCGTAATACTCGTGTGGGTTAGGGAGATTCTTCCAATCTAGAATCGGAGGCCATGGGTAGCCCCATAGCACCTCCGTCTCCGGTATCACCTGCCAGCCGCCCATCTTGTATACCAGATCGCGTACCAGCCACCCACTGTCAGTTCTGACAATATCCTGACGTCTGTCCTTGCCTGTGCGGAAGACGTAAAACAGCACGTCGTCTATATCATCCTCGCGCCAGAATACGCTTAGCCGCGCCACATCCAGATTGACCAGCCGTGGTGGCTCTGCCTCTTGTGGCACCAGCTTGACTGCCACATGCCCCGCCACACTGCCAGATAGCGCTACGTCAGTCAGGAATAGTTTAGCCCTGTTGGCCTGCCACATAGCGGCAACCGCTTCCTCCACTGGCGTCGTTTCACTCTCTGTAATCTCAAACTGGGGCAATTCACCAAACAGCATGGCGACGTTGGTATCCACCAGTTTGCGGCATAGATTCAGAATTACATTGTCGTCAGGCTGGCCGATGCGCACCTTGAGTGGCTTCTTGTGTTCACCACGATAGTAGCCCCAGGCAGCCTCAACATAATCCGCACGCCTGGCCCGTTCCTTCTTATCTATTTTATCCACATCGCCCAGCTTGGCGAATGGATATTCACTGATTCCAGGCATTAGCACCTCTTACCCATAGAACGGGTTTTCTTGTACACTCACCGCCGAAGAATATAGCGCCAGCTTATTAAATGCCCCCGCCGTCGCGTCTGCCTGATCTCTAAATAGCCCGTTAGGAATCGCACACATCTCCTCAATGTAGTCTCCATTCCAGGGGCCTCGTACTAACTTCACATTCCCTGCCTCCGCCTGGGCCACAAACGGTTCTAAGCGCGTATCCTTGTCGCCGGTGGGCCGGTCTGCTCGGACCGAAAATCCAGCCAGGAGACGTATCGTGGTCAGGGCGCTTTCCTTGCCGCCACTGCCTGGCTCTTGCTCTACCCAAATTTGCACCGGCCCGTATTTCTCTTTGTCTAACTCTGCCGTTTGTCGGACAATCTTTTGACGTTCAAATGCCGACCACCGTCCGCGTATCACGTTCTCGATGTATATCTCTCTCTCTGACGTCATCGCTA